AGAAGAATTTGACCATTTCTTACGCAAAGCGTTCTTTTACTACAATTACTTTTATACTCAAAAGGACCTTAAAAAATATGTTGTAAACTGGATGAAGGACAAGTATAGTAAAGCAGAAGTTAGTAAATTTATACGTACCGGCGACAGGTCCGTGTCCATGCAGGTATGTAGCCTTGTAAAGGCACATACACAAGGGATGCCTTTGCGTGACAAAGAGCTTAATTATATTAAGGAACAAATTTATATTGCATTAAACAGTGAAGTAGAAGATGAACCAGTGGTAGAGCAAAAGATAGTTGCACCTGCTGCGGTCAAAACTATTCAAGACCGGTTGAATGAAAAAACCAGTGAACATCTTGCATACTTTGAAGGTTTGTACGACGAAGTTGTAGCAGGTGGTACTGTAGATCCTAGAGCATATGACTATCTTGTTGCAAATGCAGTACCGCAAAGCCAAATTAAAAAGTTTGAAGAACTGTTTGGTGCCCGCAAAGCCGAGCTAGGAGCAGCACAAGGTAAAATGTTTGAGGATTTTGTAGAAGCATACAAACATTATAAGACTGCAGACTACAAACGACATTACGAATTTTTAGACGCTATTCTTGATGCACTGGAACAATATCGCGGCGTAAAGAAAGCCACCAAGAAAGCTCGTGTAAAACGTGCTCCTAACAAGGAAAAGCTTGTTAGTAAATTGAAATACATGAAAGAAGAAAAAACGCTGAAGCTGGTTAGTATTAATCCAGTGGACATCATTGGCGCCCAGGAACTATGGTGTTACAATACCAAAACTCGTAAGTTATACAAGTATGTTGCAGACAGTGTGCTAGGACCGTTAGGTATCAAGGGCACTAGCTTAACTGGATTTAATACCACTACGTCTGTAGGCAAAACACTCCGCAAGCCCGAAGAAAAACTCAAGGAGTTTGCAAAAGCCAGCAAAGTGCAATTACGCAAGTTTCTAGATGAAATTAAAGCTACAGAAACCATTGGAAACGGACGTTTGAATTCAGATATAATTCTCCTAAAAGTCCAATAAATATATGGAACAATAGGAATTATGAATGTCGACACCTTTTACTGGCAACGTAACATTAGAGTCTAATTTAACAACACAATTAAGTTTAAAAACCCAAAGTTTATTTTCGGGTAACACTGGTGCCGGCGCCGGTCCTATAGCCTTCAGCGATGATCAAGTCACATTTGATGACCCAGATCTTACTGTTAATTCTAAACGTAAAGAAATCACAGATTATATAAGACTACGACTCGGTGATGGTATGGTCGATGTAGAATTAGATAAAGAGCACTATGAGTTGGCTATAACTCAAGCTTTGATAAAATATAGACAGCGAGCACAAAACGCAGAAGAAGAAAGTTTTGCGTTTTTGGACTTACAACCAGAAGTTCAAGAATATATACTACCTAGGGAAACAATGGTAGTACGTGCGATATACCGTCGGGGTATAGGCTCGGTAACTGGAACCACTGCCAGTCAGTTTGAACCATTTAGTTCAGGGTATCTAAATACCTATATGCTTGTGGCAGGCAGAGTCGGCGGCCTATTGAGTTATGAACTATTTGTAGACTACCAAAAATTATCCATGCGTATGTTTGGTGGGTATATGAATTTTACATGGAATCCAACTAGTAAAAAGTTGACTCTGGTAAGAAAAATGCCCGAAACCGGATATACTTATCATAGAATGAGTTCATTGAGTGCTAGCGGAACTTCAGTGGGATCAACAATTACAATCGTAGTAGAAGATCCATGGTATGATATTGCAGTTGGCAACAAAATTGCAATCAGGGATTGTAAAATAGGTGGATATGATGCAAACTATACCGTACTCACTGTTAGCAATGATTTAAAAACAATCACGGTTGCTGCTGTAAATGTTTTGGCTGCTACTAGTGTTACAGGAAACGATCTTAGACTTACTAAAGTGTTTGGTAATGTAACCGACGCGGTAAAAGAAACAGTGTTACTGTGGGTGTACAATAAAAAGCCAGATGTAATGTTATTCAATGACTCACATGCTTATCCTTGGGTACAGGATTATGCTTACAGTTTTGCAAAACGCATATTAGGAGAAGCTAGAGAAAAATTTGCTAGTATTGCTGGCCCTCAAGGTGGCACACAACTAAATGGAGCCAGTCTAAAGGCAGAAGCACAGGCAGAAATGGCCGAGCTAGAACAGCAGTTAAAAGATTACGTGGATGGATCACAGCCGCTTACTTGGGTAATAGGATAATGAAAATTAAAGAAATCGTTAACGAACAAAAAGGCGAACTTAAAAATAGGCAACGCTTTGCCATGCGCGGGCTAAACAAGTTCACTGATGGCGCCAAATGGAATAGTGATTATACGCTTTATCGTTTAGGGCTAGCACTGGCATCAACCGATGGAAAAACTATACCAGAAGTAGATGAAGAATCGTGGATAGGAAAATGGAAACTAACTGCTCCTTACAGTAAAGAAGAACAAGACATGCTGCATCTTGCTTACAAAGCAGTTAATGCCAGTCATGAAGATATGAACAACGGCGATATGCGTAGTCAAGAAGGACCAACTATTAATAAATCAAGCCCTGTGCCACAAAGGAAAAAGAACAAATATGGTGTTTGATTTGTTTAACAAGTAGTATATAATGCTCCATAAGGAGCATTTTTTATGATCATTGGAATCACAGGGTTTATTGGATCAGGCAAAGACACAGTAGCAAACTATTTGGTAGCCAAACACGGGTTTGTAAGGGACAGTTTTGCTGGTACTCTTAAAGACGCTGTAGCCAAAGTATTTGGATGGGACAGAGAACTGCTAGAAGGACTGACACCCGAGGCTAGAGAATGGCGAGAGCAAATAGATCCATGGTGGGCAAAACGTTTGGACATGCCAAATTTGACTCCACGATATATGCTTCAACTTTGGGGAACAGAAGTTTGTCGTAGAGGATTCCACGACGATGTGTGGATTGCTAGTTTAGAAAATAGACTACGTAAGACAGTTGATGATATTGTAATCAGTGACGTAAGATTCCCTAATGAGATAGCAACTATTAGAAAGCATGGCGGAATTTGCATATGGGTAAAAAGAGGAGAACTACCTGAATGGTACGAGTGTGCTTTGAGGGAAAATACCACCGATGAAGATAGGCAATGGCTGTTAGAAGATGCGGGTCAACTTATGCCGCAGCGATACCCAAAAGTGCATCACAGTGAATGGGCATGGATAGGACAAACATTTAATTATGAGTTGGACAACAACGGAACCATAGACCATTTATATAATCAGGTCAATAGTCTGGTATCAGATCAGCCGGCTTCCATGTCAATTTGGAATCAAGAAGTCCGGCCTGACAGTTTAGACAAATAGTTTTTAAGTTAGCCCAGTCGTTGTTTTTCAAGTTGCCATCAACGTAAAAAACACGTAATTGTGTTTTTAAATTTGTTGCTGTAAATCCACATTTGTCACATCTTGATTTTTTCTTGTAACCAGCTCTAATCCATGCAGGGGGAACTGGTTTTTTCTTTTTTAGTTTACGTAGACAAGCTGCACATTTACTTCTAAAGTAAGTTTTGTTATCAACTTGATAATTTATAGCGGCGTAGTTTTCGTTACAGTCGGAGCAAAATGGTCTGTGCATAACGTATTTACCCCCAAACCTTTCAAAGGCACCTTGTATAAGCAGAAAAAACATCCTTTTAATAAATATTAGAAACCGTTTTTAAAAGGATAAAAACATGGCATTAGTATCTCCAGGATTAGAAATTACCGTAACAGATGAAAGCCAATACGTACCTGGTGCAGTGGGAACTGTACCTCTCGTTATACTGGCTACAGCACAAGATAAGACTCCTCCATCAGGAACTGGCACTGCCGCTGATACCACAGCAGCTAGAGCAGGAAAATTACTGACTTATACTAGTCAAAGAGAACTAGTGACCGCAATGGGGTATCCTAGCTTTCAACAAAGTGCAGCAGGTACTCCTTTACATGGCGACGAACGCAATGAATATGGCTTGTTAGCTGCATACAGTGCGCTAGGACAAGTCAATAGACTATATGCTATCAGAGCAGATATTGATTTAGCCGCGCTGGAAGGCACAAGTGTTAGACCAGTAGG